TACCTTATTAGTAACATACCGCATTTTAAATGCTGGGTTAGAAAAGAATTTACTACTAATCATCAGCATGGTCATGGAGAATACCTACACGCATTAGCAATAGCTGTTAATACTATTCCAGATAGGTCATTAAGTTTTCAAGTAGTTTTTACTGGATGTGAAGCAGAAGATGATGAATCTAATGTTCATGGCGGTGCAATGTGGGCTAGGATGCCAATACAAGCTCTTGTAGCAGATATTCCTGTTGCAGAGTGGGCAAAGCCTATGGAGGACCATTTAGCTCAACCTTGGGACTGTGAAGCACGCAATCATTCTGTTGTAGTTATGGACAGAGTAAGCAGTAGTCCTTGGATATGTAAGATTAATAATAATTTTTATCAAGGCAAATATTTATTTACAGTTGATTACACAGGAAACTCTATAGCTGATTGTCCTGCTCAACATAAACAATCTCATGTTGTATACATTACAGAAGATTGTGAATGGAAAGGTAACATAGTTGCTTTACCAAATAATAGAGTTAGGGCTACAAGTCCTGCTTTATGGGTTACAGGAGAAGGTCCACCAGATTTTGCTCCATCACAACACATACATTCAGCAGAAGGTCACGAGAGTTATCTTGACCCATTAACAACATTTAATAATTTATATAGTGAACAATTAGAGGAAGAATAATGCCATTAAAAAAATCTCAAAGGTCATTAAAAGATTGGGGTAAACAAAAGTGGCGTACCTCTAGTGGCAAACCAAGCAAAGGTAAAAAAAGATATTTACCTGACGCAGCATGGAAATCTTTAACAAAAAGTGAAAAAGCTGCAACCAACAGAGCTAAAGCAAAAGGTAATAAAGCTGGAAAACAATTCGTAAAACAACCAAAAAAAATAGCTAAAAAAACAAGGAGCTACAGATAATGTATGAATATAGTTGCAAGGTTGATAGAGTTGTTGATGGTGATACTATTGATGTTGTTTTGGACCTTGGCTTTGATATCTTATATCGTTCTAGAGTTCGTCTTTATGGTATTGATACCCCAGAAAGTAGAACTAGAAACAAAGATGAAAAAGTTAGAGGTAAATTAGCTAGTGCATTTTTAAAAAATGCTGTCAAAAAAGGTAAAAAAGTTATTATTGAAACTAAACTAAAAGACTCTAAAGGTAAATTTGGTAGAGTTTTAGGTAATGTTGTTGTAGATGGAGTAAATATTAACCAGTCTATGATTAATGAATACTTAGCAGTAGCTTATTTTGGTCAGAGTAAAGACGATATAGAAGCAGAACATTTAGTTAATAGAGATAAACTAATAGAACTTGGTAAGTTTACACCAGTCAAATAATGGATTCTGTAGTTCAATTAATTAATGAAGTAGGCTTTCCAATAGCAGCAGCTATAGGTCTTGGTTTATTTATTTGGAAATTAATTAATAAAATTATTGATGGCATGGAAACAAAAGTAGATGTGCTTGATGAAAAAGTTTCTGCACAAATATCTGAAATAGAACAAAGATTAGGTCAAAAACTAGATTCACAACATGGTATTTTAGTAGCTCTTATAGATAGAGTTAGGTCAGTAGACAATGAGATAATTAGACAAGATACGCTTCTCAAGACTATACTTGGAGTACCACAGCTAATGCATACTGATAGATTAGCAAAAGCTGATAGAGACGACCAGAGAAAAGATTAGTTATGAAAAAAAAATTAAGCAAAAAAGAACGAGAACAAGAAGAAATTTCTAAAGCTAGAATATCAGCATGGTTATTATTAACAGGTTTAATAATGTTTGCTTTTATACTTGCACAAAATATTAGAGCAGACCAAATAGTTCATAAATTTAAATCTCCTAGTTTTAGTGGTATTAATACTTCTAGTCATTATTTAACTATAGAAAATCAAGAGTTTAGTCGTAAACTAACAATTAAAGAAGAAATAAAAGCATTACAAGATGAAATAGAAAGAGAAAAAGAAAACTCTACATTAGCTAGATTTATGAGAAATCTAGAATCAAGAGTATATGCAGAACTATCAAGACAACTCGTAAATAACTTATTTGGAGAAACTCCTTCTTCTTCAGGCACTATAACTCTAGAAGGCAACACCATAGAATACACAAGTGATGGTGTTACATTAACACTTAAAATAACGGAAGCAGATGGAACAATTACTGAAATTACGATTCCTATCGGTACTTTTACTTTCTAGTTGTTCTATCTTTAATCAGTTTGAAGATACATATGAACAAAGATTTAAGTCTAAAGATGTAGTACAAATATCTGAATTGCAATCAATAGAATTAGCTAATGTTTTAAAACCTGTAATAAAACCTGTTGTAGCTGTATATCCTACAGCATTTACAGACCAAACAGGACAAAGAAAAAGCAATAGTGAGTTTGCTTTATTTAGTACAGCTATAACTCAACAACCAAATGCATTGCTTATAAGAGCTTTAAAACACGCAGGTAATGGTGATTTTTTTACAGTTGTTGAAAGAGTTGGTTTAGATAATCTTACTAAAGAACGCCAGCTTATAAGGTCAGCAAGAGAACAATCATCTTCAGAAGAAGATAAGAAAAAAGTTTTAAGACCTTTATTATTTGCTGGAGTATTAATCGAAGGTGCTGTCATTTCTTATGAAAGCAATCTTGCTACAGGTGGTATAGGAGCTAGATACTTAGGTATTAGTTCTAGTATTCAATATAGAGAAGATAGCGTAGCAGTAACCTTACGCATGGTGTCAGTAGCTACAGGAGAGATACTGATAGAAGTAATGACTGAAAAAACTATATTTAGTTATGGTAAGTCAGAAGATGTATTTAGATTTATTGAAATGGGAACAGAACTTGTAGAAATTGAATTAGGTAATTCTCGCAATGAATCAACAACAATAGCACTTATGAAATCTATAGAAAGTGCTGTATTAGAATTAATTAATGTCGGTTACGACAGGAGTTTTTGGAAACATGAAGAAATTAAAATTAATGAGCCTGATTGCGATGCTGATTGCATTGCCGATATTCGCGGCTGATAATGAAATTTACGTAGACCAGTCTGGTACTGGAGCTAATATAGACTTAGAACAATTAGGTATATCTAATATCATAGGTGGTCTTTTAAGTTCGCCTGGAAGTATTACTCCATTTGATTTAGATGGCAATACTATGACTTTAGACATCAATATGATTGGTGCAACAAATAAATTTTTAGGTGATATATATGCTGATAACTTTACAGGTTTATACAACTTTACTGGTGGAACCAATACATTTACTATTCAAGTAGACCCAACAAACACTTATAGTTCAGATGGTTCTAATCAAAACGTAGCTGTTACTGGTAGCAGTAATACGTTTACGTTAAATCAAGGTACAACAGCAATAGCAGCATCTCTTGATTTAGATTGGATTATTCAAGGTTCTAATAACACAGTAACATCTAATATTAATATTGATGGTGCTACTAACTATATGGATATAGATGGTTCTGACAATACAGTTACTTATACAGGAACAGGGGTTAATGCTTCAGCAGGTGGATATTTTTGGTTAGACCATACTGGTGGACAAAGAACATTTAACATAAAACAATTGAGTACCCAAGATAATGACTGGCTTAAAATTATATCGGTTGGCGGCACTGCTTCTTCTACTGTTTGCGTCATTCAAAACGACCAAGGTACAAGCACAAGCTGCTGATATTGGAGATATATCTGAACTAAATGGTTCAGCCCAAATAGTAAGGGACAAACCTTACGATGCAAATTTAAAGTTTGCTATACAAAGCAATGATGAAGCTATCACGACTAATGGCAGAATGGCTATTACTTTTTTAGATGATAGTAAAGTAAGCTTGACAGAACATTCTCAATTAATAATAGACGAGTATATATTTGATGCAGACCCAAGTAAGTCAAAAATGGCTCTTACTTTTGGTCTTGGAACAGCAAGATTTATTACAGGCAATCTAAATAGAATAGATAAACAAAATATAAAACTACAAACTCCTACAGCTAATATAGCAATTCGTGGAACTGATTTTACAGCTACAGTTGATGAACTAGGGCGTAGTCTTATAATACTTCTACCAGATGCTCTAGGGCTTTCTAGTGGCGAAATAGAAGTAGTTACTGCCATGGGTTCAGTTACTTTAAATAAACCTTACGAAGCAACAACAGTAAGTGTATTTGAATCTGCACCAAGTAAACCAGTAATACTAGACCTAACTTTAGACATGATTGACAATATGTTAATTGTTACACCACCTAAAAAAGAAATTATTGTACAAGAAGAAATAACAACTAAAAAAGAAAATATATTAGATTTTAATGATTTAGATATAGATTATTTAGCAGAAGATTATCTTAAAGAAGATAGTTTAGAGTTTAATGAATTAGATATTAATTTTTTAGATGTTAATTATTTAGAAGATTTACTTAATGTTTTAGATGCTTTAGCAATAGCGAAAGATGAAGATGTTTTAGCACAAGCAACAAGCACACAATTATCAGGAACACTTTTGGGTAAAGACCCAGATACTCAAATAACAGCTTTAATAACAGGTAATGTTATAAGTTTGAGAAGAAATGTTAATGAATCAGTTAGATTAGATTTAAATGGCAGTGAATCTTATACAGTTATATTTATACAAGATGGTATTTCTAATATTGTTAAAGTAAATGGAGGAAGTAATAGCACTATCACTATTACACAAAGTGATTAATGAAAAAACTAATATTCATAATACTTATAATACTAGTTTTACCTTTGTTATATCAATCAGTGCCAACAGAAATATTAAAGTTAAAAGTATTTGATACATTTGTAAAAAAACAAGAACCTTCTGGTAATTTTGTAATTTTAAATATTACAGAACAAGATGTAGAAAATGAAGGTGGATATCCATTTCCTAGAAGAAGATTAGCAGAAATACAAGTTGAGCTTATTAATCAAGGTGCAATAGGAATAGGTTGGGTTATAAGTTTTCCTCAAGCAGATAGAATGGGAGGAGATGAAGTCTTTGCACAGACACTTAGTTATGCACCATCTGTTATTGCAATGTTTGAAGATGGTAAAGGTAATTATCCAAAACCAACAGGAACAGTTGTCAAAGGTAGTCATGTTAGTGGTATAGTATCTATGGGAGTTAAGGAAAACCTGAACACTCTAAAAGATAATACACTGCAGGGTCTAGCCATTGCTCCCACCGAAGTTGACCAACTTGTTCGCAGAATCCCATTACTTGTAAGCACTCCTAACAATAACTGGATTCCTTCTTTTGGCACACAAATATACAAAGCATTGTTTGGTGTCAAAACTTACATTATAAAAACTAATGATAATGGTATAGAAGAAATATCAATCAGAGGAATACCACCAGTTAAAACAGATAGTCTTGGTCGTAAATGGATTAGTTGGGTAGATACACCACAAACAAATTTAAAAGAAATGGATGTAGCAGGTAAGTTTGTATTCGTAGGAGTAACAGCAAATGGTGTTATGCCACAGATAGCAACTCCAGCAGGATTGTTAGAACCACATAAGATACAAGCAGCATTAGCAGAATCAATCTTAATACAAGATAGTCCTTATATACCTGACTGGTCATTAGCTGCTGAATTATTAATTTTAGTGATAACAGTAATTTTTGTCTGGTTATGTATAAATATTTTTGGAATGACGGCAGGAATAACATTGACTAGTCTATTATTCTTTTCAACAATATTTTTTGGACATTGGTTTATTCAACGTGGAATCTTAATTGATGTAACTTGGACTTTAATATCACAGTTTATTACAGCTTCTTTAGGTTTTTATCTTAGATTTAGAGAGCAATATAAATTAAGACAACAAGTTAAAAAACAATTTGGTAAATATCTTGACCCTAGAATGGTTAAAAAATTACAAGATAATCCAGAGCTTTGTAAAGTAAATGGTAATAGAGTTGACTGCAGTATTATATTTACTGACCTTAGAGGATTTACTAGTTTATCTGAATCGGTAGAACCTGAAATGGTTACATACATTATGAATAATGTATTAGATGTACAAGTAAAAGCAGCTAATAAATATTTTGGATGTACTGATAAATTTATTGGTGATGCAGGTATGTTTCATTGGAATACAATAATTCCACAAGATGACCACCATAATTTAGCTTTGCAAGCAGCACAAGAAATAGAAAAAAACATAGACCAGTTAAATATTAAATTTAAAGAAGAAGGCATACCTGAGATAGCAATAGGTATTGGAGTTAATAGCGGTATTTGTATTGCAGGTAACTTTGGAGCGACTGATAGATTTGCATTTTCTCTTATAGGCGACCCATGTAATGTTGCTGCAAGATTAGAATCAAGCACTAAGGTTGCAGGAGTAGGAACATTAATAGGCGAAGAAACTGCCAAAAAGTCTAAATTTAAGTTAAAATTATTAGAACCAATAGAGGTTAAAGGCAAGTCTAAACCATTACAGGTATACACATGGGGAAATGATGAGTAAAGTTTTAATTGGAATAATAGTAGTTTTAGTATTAAGTAGCTATTTGTTATGGAATGAAAACTCTAAACTATCTGCTCTTAATCAAGCTTTTGAACTAAGAAATCAAGAACAAAAATTAGCTATAGAATCATTGCAAAATGATTTTACTTTGCAAACAAATAGTTTGTTACAAATTCAAAGTCGTAATCAAGAAATAGAACAAGAAATGTCAAGATACCTTGACATATTTAAACGACATAATTTAACTAAACTAGCATCAGCTAAACCTGGTCTTATTGAACCTCGTATTAACAAAGGAACTAAAGATGTATTTGATAGCATTGAAGAAGATAGTCGTAACATCGACAGTCTTGATGATGGCTTGCAGTTGCAGTCTGATACCAAGTAAACAACAGGTTGAAGTAATATCTAAACCTATAGAGAAAACTATAGTGCAACCTATAATGCCAAGGGAAATAGATTTAAAAGACCCTTATTGGTATGTTGTGTCAAATAAAAACATTGATGAATTTTTAGTACAAATAGAAAAAGACCAAGGACAGTTAGTATTTGTTGCTATGTCAGTCTCTGATTATGAGTTGATGGCATATAATATGCAGGAATTAAAGAGGTATATAAATGAACTTAAAGAAGTTGTCGTCTATTATAGAAAAGTTACTACAACAAAAGAGGAATAAAAGTATGAACATATCACAAGAAGGTTTATCCCTTATTAAAAAATTTGAAGGTTGTGAGTTAGAAGCATATAAATGTGCAGCAGGAGTTTTAACAATAGGATATGGCTCTACCAAAGGCGTTAAAGAAGGCGATTCTATTACTCAAGAAGAGGCAGATAACTTGCTTTTACATGAAATGAAAGAGTATGAAGGTTATATAAATGATGCAATAACTGTTGATTTAAAACAAAATCAATTTGATGCTTTAGTATCTTGGGTATTTAATTTAGGTCCAGCTAACTTAAAAGCTTCTACTATGTTAAAAGTATTAAACAATAAAGAATATAATGATGTTCCAGCTCAAATAAAACGCTGGAATAAAGCAGGTGGTAAAGTTTTACAAGGACTTATCAGAAGAAGAGAAGCAGAAGCTTTGCTTTTTGCAGGTAAAGAATGGCACGAGGTATAAATAATGCCATTAAGAAAATATGTATTTAAACCAGGTATAAATAAAGAAGGTACTAATTATAGTAATGAAGGTGGCTGGTTTGATGCAGATAAAGTTAGATTTAGAAAAGGTAGACCTGAAAGAATAGGTGGATGGGAAAAACAAAGCACAAATAATTTTATAGGCACTTGTAGAAAAATATATCCATATAAAACTGCTGCAGGTACAGACTATATTACTTTAGGAACACATCAAAAATTTTATATATTAGAAGGAAATAGTTACAATGATGTTACCCCCATACGAGAAACAGCAACTAATGCTATTACTTTTTCTGCTACTGATGGCAGCACTACTATAACAGCAACTGATACTTCTCATGGAGCAGTTACAGGAGATTTTGTTACATTTAGTCAAGCAGTTAGTTTAGGCGGTAATATAACAGCTACAGTTTTAAATCAAGAATATCAAATAAATTCAGTACCTACTAATAATACTTATACATTTACAGCTACAGCAACAGCTAATTCTAGTGATACTGGTAATGGTGGTTCTGGTGTAGATGGAGCTTATCAATTAAACTCTGGATTAGATGTATATGTACAATCTACAGGTTGGGGTGCAGGTACATGGGGTGCAAATACCTGGGGTTCTACTAGTAATTTAACATCAAGTAATCAGTTAAGATTATGGTCAATAGATAATTTTGGTGATGATACTATATTAAATCCTAGAGCTGGTGGTGTCTATTACTGGGATGAATCTGGTGGTGCTGATAATAGAGCAGTAAATGTTACAAGTTTAAGTGGTGCTAGTGACGTACCAGTAAAAACATTTCAAATTATGCTTTCAGACGTAGATAAGCATGTTATAGCATTTGGTTGTAATCCTATAGGTTCTTCTAATTTAGACCCTTTATTAGTTAGATTTTCAGATACAGAAAGTATTACTGATTGGACACCAACAGCAACCAATCAAGCTGGTGGAGTACAGGTTATAGTTTCTATGAGATTTGTAGGAGCACCATTTGTATTTTCATTTAATGAAGTTGCTAATGGTCCATCTTTAATATCTCCTAATGCAGCAGTTAATGCTAATAACCAAGTTTATTTTATGGATAATGGCGGATTTTATACATATGCAGGTAGTGCTCAAAGATTACCATGTACTGTATTAGATTATGTATTAAGTGATTTAAACCAAGGTCAAGCATTTAAAGTGTTTGGTGCAGTTAATAATATTGCTAATGAAGTTATGTGGTTTTATCCATCAGGAGATAGTTTAGAAATAGATAAATATGTAATGTATAACTATTTAGAACAAGTTTGGTCTATTGGCACTACAACAGATGATTTTGTTAGAACCGCATGGGATGAAGCTAATATATTAAATAATCCTATAGCAGCTAGTAAAAATAGTAGTACAAATAATAATAACTATTTATTTGCACATGAAGTAGGACATGGTAATGATGGTAGTGACTTTACTGCATATATTGAATCAAGTGATTTTGATTTAGACCCAGATGGAGAAAAATATATGGCGGTAAATAAAATAATACCTGATATAGAATTTAGGGACCAACAATCTAATACAGATGATGTAACAATAACGATTAAAGGTAGAGATTATCCATTACAAGATTTGTCTACTTTATCAACAGTATCAGTAACTCCAGACTCTACATTTACAAATACAAGAGCAAGAAGTAGGCAATGTGCTATTAAAGTATCTAATTCATCTGCTGATTATGGTTGGAGATTAGGTGATTTAAGATTAGATATAAGACCAGATGGTAAAAGATAATGGCAAATCCTAAAACAATAGCACTACCTTTAGCACAACAAGAATATAATACGACAGATGAATCAGTTACAAGAAGAATTATAGAACAAGCAGTACAAGATTTAGCCATAGAAATAGATAAGTTACAAAAAATGCAAAGTGTTGTAGTAAGTAAAAGTATTAAAAGACATCAGTTTTTATTAATGGGAGGCAAAAGTGTCTGATAATTTAAAAGTCTTAGGACAATCAGCACCTGCTGCAACAACTGAAACAGTTCTTTATACAGTTCCTGATATGACTCAAACAACTATAAGTTCTATAGTTATATGCAATAGAAATAATAGTAATCATAGTTATAGAATAAATGTATCTGTAGCAGGAGCTACAACAAGTAATAAAGAGTATTTGTTTTATGATGTAACAAGTACATCAAATACAACACAAGCTCATGTAATTGGTATAACATTAAATCAAACAGATGTAGTAAAAGTGTATGCAAGTGCAGAACACTTAAGCTTTAGTCTTTTTGGTTGCGAAACAACAGAGGAAGATAG